CTGTAATAATTTTCTGTGGTTCATCGAACCCGGCCATAACACCATAAATTCTTCTTGTCTTATACATTTCAGCAATATCAGAACTTGGTACATAAGTCTCTTTAAATGCAGTTCCATTTCTAAATCCTGCAAGAGGCTTACGCATTTTAGAATACATAATCTCATCCCACTCTAATCTCTTAGTGTCAATCTGCTCCAATGCATCTTTAAGTACAACTTGATATTCTCGTACATGTAATGATGCAGATTGGCCTAGTTCTTCTAGTCCTCTACCAGTAACGAATGCATTAGGACTTTGTCCATCATCTGATACTGGATATGCAGAACCTAGACGAAGATGTCTTTCTAGTCTATCTATCTGTTGGAACAGCTGATAGGGTAGATTGTTTGTTGGTTTAGATACCTGGCTTCCAGGTGTCAAGTAGTTAACTGACAATCGTCCTTTCTTATACTGTCCACTTTCTATCTCGCCAATGATGTTGGTTTCTGTAAACACAGCATCTTCCATTGCAATGACAGATAGAACATTTATCTTCGCCATATTAGCCATTAGTCCTATAACATGTTGGAATTGACCTTGCATTTGGTCAAAACTAAATCTTTTTGCCACAACAAATCTTGGTCCGGATTTAAGTGGGTTAGGAATAAAGTCTAGAATAATTTGATTTTCGGGTAAGAAAATATAAGTACCTTCATCATCATAGTACTCTGCCACAACTTTACCTGTACCACTTTGGTTAGCCCATGTTTTGTCATAACTTGACATATAAGCCATAGTGTTATATTCAGCATCAATCTCATCTAAAATAACATTCTTGTGCTTAGGATACATTTCAACTAAGGCCTTATGAGGTACGCGTTGTATAACAGCTAACTCTTTAGGTTGTTGTCCTTCTCCAAAATATCCTGGATAACAAATGTAAGGGTCTTTGATTTCTGCATAAGGATAAGGAACACCATTAGCATCTTTCTTTTCTTTTAATACCCATACAGCAAATCCATAACCTGGTAACCATCGACCAACTTGTGGTAATTGTAAATCTAATTTCTGTGCTTCATCATAAGAATGCACAATGCGTTCAAGTTTTTCTGCACGCTTGGTAGCTCTCTCACTATCTTTATCATTAAAGATATCTACTTTTAAATCCGGCGCTCTACCTAGTTTTTGTGCAAATCGTTCCATAGCGGAGTGCAGTAAGTTAGGTGCAGGTATTTGGTTATAGTCCATGTCTCGCATTTGTTTACCGAGCAACGCTTTAATACCATCAGCACCACCATTCATAATGGCTCTAATTTTATCTTTCTCACTGATAACATCTGCGTGTTGACTTCTTAACTCGTATATCCTGCTGTAAATTTCTTCTGCTGTCTTCATTATCTCCAATTATCCAAATCTATGTTACTACCTTCATATCCACCAAAAGATGGTTCATATTCAAGTCCCATTGTAGCAAGTCTTTCCTTCTGAAGTCTACGAATAGTTTTCATTGGAAACCAACTAGCCATTACTAAGTCAGACTTTTGTCCAACACTTCTGCTTTTATTTTGAGCAGAACTGAAATACACCAACTGACTTTTATATAAGTTTACCTTTTCTTGGGCTTCAAATCCAAGATATGGCAAAGAAATTAGTTGTTGTTCAAACAATGGCCTCATAGCTGTAACACCAAATATCGGGTCATGTTTGTTAGAGTAAGTCTGCGTACCTTCTAAAAATACACCATGCTTACCTGCGAAATCTCTAATAGATTGGTCTTGTCTAATTGCACGCTGAAAACCATTCTCTTCAATAACCCAGTGGGCTAGATTGTATTTTACAAACCATTCTTTCATTATCTTTAATGCTTGTGGAATACCACCACCTAGTGAGTTCTCCATATCAATCATATACAATTTGTTAGATGCCTGGTCATATCCCCATAAGAATGCAGCCTGGTATCCAACTGATGCCGGGTCAAGTCCTGCAATTAACCTAACTCCTGCAGGTACCTGCCCTATTTCTCTACTTTGGTCACGACATGCTTCTATCTCAACGCTGTCAAATAATGCCATACCATCAGGCATTGCAACATTCAAATAGACCATCTCATAAATAGCTCTACCACCAGTAGTCTCTGCAGCAGACTTTCTACCCATTAACCATTTGTAAGTTCTTTTGTCTGCCCACAACATACAGTCCTGGTGAGCTTCATCATTCCAATCGGGTAAAGTACACCCTGTATCGTGTGCCTCTTCTACTATTGTATTCCAACTTTCGTTGTCTAGTAGATGAGAATATAAATCGTCATAGTGTTGCCTGGAGCCAATAACAATTAAAGCTGTGTGTTCCTCTTTTCGAGAAGATAATGTTGTTGTCCACCAGGTTCTTGTGTTCTCTCTTGATGCAGGTTGCATTGTAGAAGAGTGGTCCTCTAAGTCATCGCCTATGATAATATCACAATCTCGTGAAAGAATTTTTCCACCCCGACCGATACCAACCATGGTAGGAGACTTAATACCGGTAACAGTACGAGTGCCAACAGTGAACCCACTTTGCGACCACGCTTTTCCTGCTCTGCTAGTTGGTTTAAAACTTTTTCCAGGTGGGCAGAGTTCTTCGATAAGTTTTTCATTGTTTTCTAACTGGTCTATTACTGAAGCGACAGCATTCTTAGATATCTCTTCATTACCACCTACCCACAATATTCTAACATTAGGGTTCTTAATTATGAGCCATACAGCAAAATGAATTAGTAGGTCAGTCTTGCCATGTCGTGGAGGAGATAGTATCATCTGCTGATTTCCATGTTCAATAGCTTCGAGAATAGATTTAATCCATCTAATGTGAAACTCCGGAGTTTGGTAAGGTTCACCAGTCTCTGTTTGAAAATACCTATCTCTAAATAACTTAAAGTCAGCTAATGACTTCTCTGCCTTAGCAGGTAAAGTCCAGTTCTCTGCTTTTTCTTTAGTCTCCATATCTTCAATCCATGCAGCGTATGCATAGGATAAAGCAGCTTTTGTACAGTCTAAGAGTGCAGCGGCATCTTGTTTTTTTAAATCACCTTTAAGTATTAATGGTCCTAACTCTTTTTCTACAAGAGCATCATACACAACACCTCTTCGTTTTTGTACATTAGGTTGTGCTACAGGTTTACCATCATGTTCGGGTTCATAGACTGCGCCTTGTTGTTGGGCGTAAAATTTTTTATTATGGTAGGCCTTAGAACAGGTAGCAGAACAAAATTTTCTTTTAGGTGGTTTTAATACATTATGACAAGATTGTGCAAAGCATAATTTAACATTTGTCATTTATTGTATCCCTCGCACTCTTTGTTTAAACAAGTCATTTTAGACCTGTCTATATCGTATATTAAGTATAGGCCACACTTAGGGCATGCTACTTTCAATTAAACTTTTTTTCGTATGACCTTAGTTTTACCATTCTTGGTCCTGGCATACTTATGTGTTTTAGTTTCCCTAATTAAAGTTCCACTATAAGTTTTGTCGCCCCATTTCCAAGTTACTCTTTTACCGGCCATATCTCTCCTACCACATTTTGCAAGACCAATATCTTGCACTTGTCTTATCCGATGCTGTATCACATTTGTGTCTAGCACGAAATGATTTTCTAGCTTCCGGATTATCTTTTCTTATCTCCATGTTAGGGTCGCCAAACATTACTTTCTTAACTTTGTCGCCATCCTTAACATACACCTTAAACTTTTTACGACCATGTCCTGGTTCACCTTTTCCAATCCTGGAAGGTTTATTTAATGTTACAGATTTACCTTGATACTCAGCCATACTACTTCTTTTTCTTTTTACCTTTTTTCTTAGGTTTTTTCATCCCCTTAGGGTATCCGATACCTTTTGGCATATTAACTCCTTTTTGATAAGCATAACACAAAACCCCGCCGAAGCGAGGTTCTGTTCGTACAGTCTGTCCATTTACTGTAATGAAAAATATGAAAGTTCACAAAACTATTACATCTCTTTACACCAGTACACCACATACTTTTATTACTTAAAGATGAAAAGTTTTCTTTCTTTTCATAAAATTGAAGCATATCCTCATATGCAACACCTGGTCTTTCCAGGTATATTTAATTTACCGCATCTATGTTTTTATGGGAGGTAAAAAAAATTTTTATTCCTCTTCATACTCCTGGCATCCTTCACAAATACCATTAGTTAACTGGTCCTCCCAGTAAGGATGCAGACAGACATCACAATCTGTTGATAAAAAAAATGTACTCATAAAAAAACTATACCATAAAGTAAAGGCCCTGCTGTTGCCAGTAGGACCTAAACTTAACATACACAATAGAAAGGAGGAACTTATGAAAAACCTTTGAGGTCCCTAAGTTACCTATCTATTAGTAATAATAGCATAGTCGTAATTTATGTGGGGTATTTAATTAAGTAAGGAGGCCTACAAAAAAAATACCCTACATCAGTTTACTATATTTTTTTTATGGTATAGTTGAATTACACAAACACATTAGATTGCAGACTTTTAGAACAATCTAATAGATAAGACATCAAGTAAGTG